GAAACGTACTATTTGGGTACTTCTGCAGGATGCTAAGATTGTAGAAGGTCCTTATAAAGAAAGTGATTGTTTTCCGTGGATTCAAGAGGAAGAGTTCTTTGATGGATATAACGGACAACTTATTACTCAAGTCGATGATTTTATGCAATCTATGGATAAAGATATCCGAAAAGTAGTAGCTCATACTTTAGTCACTATGTGTTCACCTGTTCAATATAATTTGAGAGTAGCTACCGTTGAGAATAAGTCTCATGTATATTTTCGTTCTAAACTTATAATTATAACTACGAATTTGCCCGATCTTAAGTTTGGTTCGCAAAATATGGCTTTAACTTGTCCTGAAGCGTTAGTTGATCGAATGACTATCGCTGTTCATATGGAGGCAGATCGCTCTTTTACCCTTCTTCAGGGTTCTATAGATGGGCAATCTAGTGTTAATATGTCCCTTGGTGAACTTGCTGCCTTGACTGCTAGTGCTATTGAAGCTCGAGATGTTGAGAAAGATAAACATCCTAAAATTAAGAAACCAGCGGTTTTTACTGGAAAGTTTGAATCGGCGCGTCTCCGAATTCGTATGGAATCGGGAGGCACTAAGGAAAAAGAGGAAGAGCCTAGTAAAGGTAAGGAGAAGGTGATTGAAGAAGAGATCTCAATCCCTAATGCCTCTTTTGAGATGGAAGAATTGCCTGATCTTGGCGATTCAGTTCCTCTCGCGCCTGAGCCTGTTTATCGTTCTCGACCTGGTGCTTTTTCTGGTTTGTTACAGAGATTTTATGATAAAGGTTACTTTTATCGCCCTATTGAGGAAGACTGTACTATAACTTTTGATCCTACTATGCTTCAGAATACCCGGACGTATATAGACATACCGGAGACCCAAGGACTTATGATTGATGACTGGATGCTCTGGAGAATGTTTCCAGCGTGTGTTATTGATGAGGTTCTTTATGGAGAGAAGAATTATTTGTTTCCTCCTATGTCCTATAATTATTTAAAGCGATGGGTTTTGCCTCGCTTGACTGCTCAGATGACCCGTGAGGAAGGGATGAAGATTGTCAAAGATCGTTGGATAATGTATCTTGTAGACAAGAAGGAAGTAGGACCTGTTCAGGCTAATTTTTGGGGTTCAGTCCTTCTTCGAAATACTGAGAAGTTACGAGGAATGGAAGAAGGTTTTTGGCAACGTTTGTGGCAAAGGGCTTGCCGTCGAGGTTCTCTCTTTGGAGGATTGATGAATGGAGTTTATTTAGGTGCTTTGGCTTGGATAACTATTCGTGTCTTTTTAAGAGCAGTTATGCCTGCGGCCGCTTATGCGCCTCGTTCTGAAGCTAAGTATGATTCTAATCCCGTAGCTAAAAAGAAGGCCGATCAAACGGTTACCCGAGCTGCTCGAAGCGCTAATGCTCGCATTAATACTATTCGCGAGACGAAAGTTATAGGCGAGAGTGGTTCGAATTTCTTGTCGCAACATGTTGTTAACAATTATGAGTGGCTAGAAGTTAGAGTGGTTCCTAAAGACACTCCGCTTCTTAAGGTTTGTGAGTTTCCACCTGTAGCTTCAAGTTATATTCTGTTTATTTCGGGGAGAAAAGCTTTGGTACCTGGTCATACGGTTTATGCGTTCGGTGAGACGACTCCCGAATATACTCGCTACGTGACCCTTACTAAAGTTGGAAATTATACTCGTGCCTATT